TTCGGTTTTAATAAACCATCTCATTAAATAATGGTAAGCAAGATGTAGTATTGCAAGGTACACCACAATAAAAACATCGAATCCATTTTCTGACAAAGATTGCAACCAATGTATCATTCTTTATCCTTTGCATTTGCGATGTGCCAAGCATCTATTATTCTAGCCATCATGTCCACGTTTATCTTATACTCCTCCATCAAGTGACCACATAACTCGTTCAACTCATCATCCAAATCGTTGAACAAAGCATCTGCTAGTTCGTCAAATATCATTTCGTTTGTGTCCATTATCCTCTCCTTTTTGTTTGTATGTTCTTATCATTGCAAGTAGTAGCAACAAGTAATTTATGATGTCGCTTATCCTACCCTCAATACTTTCTGAGTACGTTTTTCCTTCTTTCAAATAGTTAAATACACTACTTGTATGCTTTAGCAAATATACAGAAAGTACCTTCATTGGTGATAGTCCTAATGTTTTTCCTATATTCTCGAAGTTCCACAAAACATTTAATTCGTGGTGTCCTTCCGTATATTCAATGCGTTTGTCATCTGAAAGTTTCAAAGTTTTCCTAAGAAAATCCTCTCTCATAAATTGATATTCTTTAGCTGTCATATTTCCTCCTTTCTAGGTAAATATCATCTGCATCTAGCTTTGCTACATTGAATAGTTTTAACGCTTCTTTTTTAGTGTAGATATGTTCATATATATCTGAGAAAGAATCTTGTTCGTCATTAAAAGAAATGCGAATATCATAATAATGATTTCTGTTATCAAAAAACTCCTTATCATTTTTGTCAATTGAATAAAGTAAGATTGATACATAATAACCACTATTAGGCATTGTCTCTGAGTGTATTACATCTTGTAGCATTTTCTATACTCCTTTTTCATTAATCTAAGTTCCTTTCTTCAAAGTATAGATTCATTTCTTGTCTATACCAATCACTTGTAGAGTTTGGGTCATTTATGAAACTTGCTATTATCTCACAAAAGTCCTTTCTCTTTAGTTTGCAGTTTTCAATGTCGAGTTCAAAGAACATCATCACATCGTTCTTATCTACTTTCTTTAGTGGTAGCTTCATTACTCTTCCCCTTTTTATTTTGCTTTAAATTATCCCTAATTCGTGCTAAAAACTCCTCAGCACCCTTGTAACCCATCTCGGTCACTAACGCTTTTATCTTTCCCATTTATTACTCCTTTGTTTATTAGTTATACTAGGTTAGTTCGTATTAGTTCCAATTTATTTTAAGTTTTTTTCCAAATCTTTATTAAAATATTTTCCAACAGATTCATTATATAAATACTTTAATTCACCTAAGCAATCTTGAAGCACATCGGCTTCCATCAAGGAATTAACTCTTTTAAAGTTCTTATGTATTTTAGTCCTTACTAGTTCACCACTATGATGATCATAATAAAAGGTTATTGCTTTTTTCATTACTCTTGCTCCTCTTCAAATTTCTGATGAGCCATAATGCTTTGAGCCACCTCATAGAAATTGACCTCTTTTATAGAACTGTAAATTATATCTATAATAAAGCCAATTTCTGTACCTATACAATCATCAGCCATATCTTCTGCCCACTGTTCCAACTTTTTACTGAGTTCGTACTTATCTATAGAGTCCTCTGCAAGTTTTAAAGCGTAATTGTAATCCCCCTCGTGGTTTGTAATCCACGAATTAAAATTCCAAGTCTCATAATTTGTCCATCCGTTGTATTTACTGCTCATTTTCTGAATCTCCTTTTGTTTGTACGCTAAAACAAAAATCTAATTCCCCTTCCATTTCAGCATTTTCTAAGACATCTAATATCTTTTGCTTATGCTCTTCTGATTCTACTTTTATTATTATATTCATTTGCTACTGCCCCTTTTTTATTTGGTCAATAACCTTTTCAAACTGTTCCACAATTATGTCCTGTATATCAAACTCTGTATTATCGTCGGTATCTATACAGTCTTTCACAATACCTTCTTTTACCATCTTGTCTACACATTTAATAGCCACATCTCTAATTTTATCTACCTTCATTGTATTACTCCCTTGTTTACTTGTCTAACTACACTATTATTTAAAAGTTCCATTTTTTTATCTCTTGTAACTGTTTCTAATTAATTTTTTTACATTTTCTATTGAATCCTCAAACAAATCTCCGTTATCATCACCCTCTTCATAATCAAAAAATGGTTTATCACTTTTAACATAATAATATTTATTAAATAAATTAATAAACTCTTCCTCAAAAGACTCTTCATTAAATGTATCAAAATTCATTGAACATTCATCCAATGTTTGTCCACATTTGGAACACATACGATCTTTTAATTCTGAATAGTCTATATAACTATCACACTCTGCACATAAACTATCTTTTATCATATCCAAACCCTCTATATCTGCCAATGCAGATTGTTTTGTATTTGATGAGGTCTTTGGTTCATTATGTTTGTAGTTAGCAAATACTATAGTTTTACCTACCATATATTTTTTAACATCTGAAAAGAATTTATCAACTCTTTCTTTTTGTTCCTCGCCACCATCAAAATCATAAAAATATTTATTGCCTTCTTCAAGTTCGCAAAGCAATTCACAAGATCTGTTTAATAATTCATTTACTTTCATTTTTTACTCCTGTTTTTTTTGTTTTATATATACTATACGCTAACGATTGAATAAAGTTCCCATTTATTTTTTATTTTGTATTTTTTCTATGATAGCACGAACATCTTTAAACTTTGCAAACCTTTCCTTACCAACTAGATGAGGATAACCACCTCCGTAGGATTGTTGCATACCATATAATCCTTTTAATATATAGTTTAGTTCTTTTTCATTAAATCTTATTTGTTTCATTTTTTCTCCTTATTTTTAAATTCTATGGTGTATTCCTCGACACCTTCCTCAATTAATTGCAATACTTTCTTTGTAAAAATATCTGGAAGTCCTCCATAGGAATCATACATTTTTTTAGCAATCAATTCAGTTTTCAAACTTCTATATACTTTATTATCAATATGTAGCTTTATAGTTTTCAATTACTTTTCCTCTATTTTCCAACTTAACCAATTAATAAACATTCTTTGTACTTGAATAGAAGACCTACCTATTACATTTACATTTTTCATTTCTGTTTTATTGACTTGAGGATTTTGAACCATAGTGAATTTCATATCATTATTTAATGATCTCCACCAATGCAACGCTTTTTTCCTCGCATCATTTACAATTATATTACTCATTTGTTACTGCTCCTTTAGTATCTTTTTTTCTTCTTTTGTTAGTTCGATACCCATTTTATTTTTAATCTCGATCCAGCTTTTGTCTTGGCTGAAATCGGGTAATTTTGATTTTTGAGTGTTTTGCATCTTACTTACCCCCAAAAGCAATTATAAAACTATCAAAAACCATATCCGAACCTTCATAATTACCAAATATTTGATACCTTTCTTTTATCTCTCTAATAACCTCATCAATATCGTGCCAATTATATTTACATTCTTTTATTGGTAACGTACCTAACCTCTGTTTGTTGAGGGCCAACAATATTACCTTTTTTAATGATGGAATTATAAGTTCCTTGTATTCGTACCATTTCATCCGATTGCTACCCATTGAGTAGTAAAGATGTTGCAAGATAAAATATTCTGAACTTCTATATGTAACCTCGTCAATACTTCTAGTTGTTTTTTTCTTTTTTACTTTATCCATTTTACTTTTTACTCCATTTTTTTGTTTTGTTTACTTATTTAACTACACTATTTATTAAAAGTTCCAAATTATTTTTTATTTAACTTTAAAAACCTTTTACCTAAAAAACTACAAACCAAAACATCCCCATCTACAACAAGCTGTTTGGTAGCTGTTATAATATCCTCTCTTGACTCTCCCAAATCTCTTGCTACTTGCAACATACTTATACTACCATTTTTACTTGTTTGTTTTTTATACATCCCTAATAATATTTTTTTTCACTCTTTTACTCCCTTGTTTGTTTTGTTACTAGTTATATGTTTATTTATCTAATTAGTTCCAAATTATTTTAATATTTTTTTAGCTTCTAATATTCCTTGCTTGTTGCCGCCTGCCATAATTAGCAATTTTACTGCATTATCTAGTCCTAATTGAGGTTTAAGGCTAGTTAGCAAGGGTAGGTAAGCCCCATAATTATTTTGGGTCGTATAAGGTCTTTTTTCTGCTTTGTTTACTAGTTCTATTAATTCGCTACTAATAGAATTAAATAAACTTTTTAGATATTTATTTGTAATTGATTGCATATGATTTTATTTTCCTTTTTTGTTTAATGATATTTATAAGAAATATTTTTTACTTTAGGATCCCAACATAAACGGCAGTCCCCACACTCATTTTTATTCTTGTATGCTTCGCATTCTGTACCAATTGCTTTAGATTCTTTATGGACTGAGGAAGTGCATAAATCAAGAATTTGAGGGGGTTTAGAATCGATTATGTGAGCACTTAAACGGATAACTAAATTTGAAGGAAATTCTCCATAATTTATTTTATAAGATCTAACTATTTTATACTCTCTAGTCGGTAGCCAGTGCATAATTTGAGGGGTCATATTGCAAACCTCAACTATCTTTTTTAAATGTTCTATGCTTTGCAAATCTCCAGAATCGTGCCACCTAAAAAAGTTTTTATCTTTTTTATTATCTTGATTGTTTATGAGATATGCCATTGCTTTACTCCAATCTGCCTTTTTAATATTTTCGGTTTTTGGTTGTAGCTTGGTAGGAAGTTTATATCTTGCATAGTTACCTTTTAAAGCATAACAACCAAAACAGACCGAACCTTCCACATCTACCAACTTAGAACCTGTCTTACAATCTAAAGCACTTAGATTAAATGATTTGCTAGGCATTTTAGAAGTATTGGAAAGGTCACTTCCAACAATCTTTTTTGCTTGTATTTTATTCATTTTAAAGCTCCAACTTTTTTTAATGATTCTATTATTATATACTATTATTATTTGGTTTTGTTCCAATTAATTGAAATCAGTCTCAATCATATCCAAAGCATTGTCAATATCGCCCTCATCAAATTCGTTTTCTTCGTTTCCATATGGATTACCTAACAAGCCGCTATCTATATAATTATTTAATATATTTTGTAATTCATTAAAATCAATTTCAATTTCTAAATTGCTTTGTACTTCTTCTATAAAATCTGAATAATTCATTTTTTTATTACTCCTGTTTATTAGTGATTCTATTATTATATACTATGTTATTTTTGTTTTGTTCCAATTAATTATCTTTAGGGTTTAATTTATCTTCATACAGCCATAAATGAAGTAATTCATTATCGTTTTTAGTCAATAATCTTTGAATATCCGAGTATAGTTTATGCCCTTCAGACCTCGGGTGTATATCAAAATCAACGAAATCGTTTTCAACTAAAAAGTGAGTAGTTTTAGACAATAGTTGAATCATTTTTATAATATCCTTCATTTTATTACTCCTGTTTTTTTTGGTTAATACGGAGAGCAAGTCCCCGTTTCGGACATTTAGTCCTCTTCAGTTAACCTTTTGTTATATTACAAATTCGTATTGATCAATAGTTCTAAAGCCAGTTCTACTAAAAAGTATGTCGTTAAATGTTTCTAAGTTCCATCCGTTTATATCTGTAACTAGTCTTATTTCTTCGTCGGTTGCTATACTATAATCAATTAGTTTATCATAATATTTATTTAAATTCATTTTATTTTTCCTTTTGTTTACTTACTTATTAAATGCATTTACTGAACAATTGTTCCAACAAAAATTACATACGTGTGTAATACTAGTGTGTTATATCCCAGCTCATTATATAAACTAAGTAAAACATTAAAGGTATTATTAATAAATATATGTTTATTTATCATCTCGCATTTTGTTATTTATTGGTTAATTGCTCCGGCTAATATTAAACAAGGAACTGATCGGTATCCTATACATTTATTTATATATTTAATACATAGTCCCTGTAAGTACTTATATTGTTGAACTTACAGATATTTAAAATATAATTGTAAATTGTAAATTGTAACGGCTTATAATGGATTTGCTTTTTTCAATACAACTTTTCTAACCTAGAAACGGATAGGGGGGTGGTATGTGTGTAAAAAAAAGAGACACGCACATACTAATATAATTTTTTAAAATTTTTGGAAGTTTTACCAAAAGCGGGTACTGCGGATACTACCACTACTATATATACTATAATACTATAATTACTATATACTACTATATACTATATATACTATTATACTATATATATTATATATATATAATATATACTATATATACTATATATACTATAGTACTATTATAAAAAAACTTCAACAAACAAAAACAAGATAATTAAATATATATAACGCTAAACATTATTGTCAAGTTTTTATTAAATTAAAACATGAGCGAACATAAAAGTTTATATCAAAGAGCGGTATTTGGTGATTATACGATAGGCTCTGTCTACGAAAACTTGGAACGTTGCAGGGAGATATCCAAAGAATTAAAACTTATGGACATTATAGAACCAACATCCAAACAAATGGGGCTGTTTGCAGAATTACTGTATAGGATGAAGAATATGCCTGAGTTGGAAATACTGGATATCAATTTATTTGACAATCAGGAGAAGAACTGATTTGGCACTGAGCCGCACTATAAAAGGAAAGAAACACTATGCTTATGAATCAGAGCAGGAGTTTCTTGATGCACATCCCGATAAGCCCCTGATAACGGATTGGGCTAAGGCAGAAGAAGGCGATTGGTGTCTTGCGGATGATGGTAAAATAGTGCAGATACTTAAAAAAGGACAAGTAAAAGGATTTAAAAAAGAAAACAATTACGTAAGAACTATTATAGGAATGTTTCATCTTAGAAGAAGTGGCATGAAGTCTGGTACTGTAAAAGATGAGATGTATAGGTTTACAAAACGATCTGGATATGCTGTAGTAACTGAGGGTTTTTTAACTTTATCAAAGAAAAACTTTGCAAAGTATGTTGCATACGGGATGGAGCCTATAGAGGCCTACCAAAAAGCATTCCCCAGAACAAATAGTCTGGATTATGCAGAGAAGAGGTCAACACTACTACTTAAAAACAAAACAGTGAGGCAAGCAGTGGATAAAGAAATAGAAAGTTTAATGTCAGAAGTAGGTATTACAAAACGTTACCTCCTTGAAAGCACGAAAGATGTAATAGACAAAAGAGATGTCAGGGACAACGATAAACTTAGAGCTCTAGAGACATTAATGAAGATAACAGGTTTGCTGTCTACAGAAAAGAAAGTAGATTCTGTGGCACTGATACAGGAGTTCTCTGGATTTAGCAGAGAGAAGCTAAAAGCATTTGAGCAAGGTATATTGCCAGAAACAAAAAAGGAACTATCTAATGGATGACAACTTATTACAAATGACACAACCCATCTCAACTAATGTGCATGACAATATTGACAATTTGATAAGAAAAGCAGAGCAAGAAAAATTATACCAAACTGGATTTATATATGAAGATAAGTCTCCTGCTTACATAGGTGGAGTTAATCCTATTTTTTCAGCTATATCTGGAACTGGAGGGACGAGAAGTATTTTAGATATGGCATTAAAAAAATATGGCTCTAGAGCTTTTAATAAAATAAGAGAACTTATTGATTATGATAGGGCAATAGCCATGAGCAATCCAGAAAAGTCTTACTATTTACAAAGAGGACTTGATAGAATGATAAAAACCGTAGAGCCTAATAAAAATAAACAAAAATATCTTAATGATTTAATATATAGGGAAGATATGGAAGAGTATACAATTCCTTTTGCTAAGAGTGTATTAAATCAATTAAAAAAATGACCTTTAACATCACCCCACCTCCATCAGAGATGGACAAACGAGATGAGGTATTAGCAAAAGCATATACAAATCTTATTTACTTTGGCAGAGCCTTTCTTCCTAACGACTTCTTAAAGAAGTCTGAATCAGCACCCTTTCACTATGAAATGGCAAACAAGATGATAGATACCGCACCGGGTGCAAGGATATGTAATATTATTCCACGTGGTCATGGCAAGTCTGTTATAGCAAAAGCGGCTATCATGCACAAACTGTGCTTTGCACAAGAGGGAGACCAGCATTTTATAGCGTGGGTATCGGAAGAGCAGTCACAGGCCATAGACCATTTAAAGTATATCCGCTCTCATTTTGAAGATAACAAAATGATAAAGTATTATTTTGGAAACATGGATGGTGCCAGTGTAGGAAAAAGATGGACAGAGAAGGATTCATCTTCTCCT